ATTTCATTCGCCTCAATCTCCCTAGTTAAAATACTGTTAACACCTGTAAGTGTTTCACTCTCAACGGGTTCTGCTTCTAGACTGGCAACATAGATTTGTTCGAACCTAGCCGTTCTTCCCATTTATATATTAGTTTCCGAATAAAATTCCAGCTAAACCATCCTTGATCCTGAGGACATTGTAATTTGTAGCATATACATAAATATCTTTTTGGTCTCCTCTAAGATTACCCTTTTCTACACCACGTAATATGAGTTTGGCATTATCAAGCCTACTAAAATTGCAACTACCTGATGGACTGTAATCTGATACATTTAGACCAAAGTGATATGCATAGTATCTCGTATACATGAGATCCTCAGAATCAACTCTAAAGTCAGTTACACCATATTTAGACTTGTAATAATTTTGTACTGTGTGAAAATAAGTTGGTGACATATTTTCAAGTAATGGTGTACCATTAATGTGTATATCAGCATTTTTAAACGTAAAACGGTCATTTGTGGGATCAATACTAGTTGCACTATATCCAAAAAATATAGATTTAACTGGGTGATTCAAGTAAGATAGGTCCAAATCATTATAACCACCTGACTCTATCTGGTTATTGAATACATTAGAGAGGGGGTATTCTACCCTTTGTGTTTGTGTAATGACAAAATCCATCTGTCTTCCTACCATTGATTCTCTCTCATCCTTGTCCAAGTATATATAGTTTCCATACACATTGATTCTTTTTTGAGAATCATTATACCCGGATAAACTATTCGCATCAAAATTAATTTTAACTTCAACCTGATGATGTGTGAGTCCTACTAGGGGTAAAAATGCACCATGATCACAGAAAAAGAAATGAAGTGGTTGAAAATTTCTATTCGATACACTTGTTTTATTTGTAAGTTCTTGGGATTTTGTCCATGTTTCTGCGAGATAATTGGGCCATATATCGGCATAATAGTCATAATGTTGAGAATCTATTTTTTGACCTCCTATATAAAGATCAATTGTTGAGTTATAAAGAAGATTTGAAGATACATTTGAGTTTCTCTCAAGACCCTCAAACCATAAACAATTTATAAGGTCACCTAAAACGGGTACTGTAAAAACTGGATCCTTATCTGAAATAGTTTTAATCAACTTGGGGGTTTGAGAAAAGTTTGTATGCCGAGTAAACTTCATACGAAAAAAAGAATGTCCCTCCTCGCTATTGAGATAAACATCTTGTACACCTCTAGAAACAAGTTGAATTAATGCACCAGACATTTAATTATTGTTTAGATTATAAAAACAGACACTTTCCCTGAGGGAAGTCCTCCTTCTTTTCCTCAGTTAATTTACCATGTATTTTGAAACCACCTTGACGATACACCTTAACCCTTTTGTAATACATGGCCGTAAAGAATGACCATGGATCATGGATGTCATAGATGTGTGGGTTGTTCTTCTTCCCCTTCGTCTCTCTCATGATACGACCAATACTTTGGGTGATATCAGATTTGGGGGAGGCCAAAATAACCGTATCTAGGGTTGGAATATCTAGACCCTCGTGGGCTTGACTGAACGTGGCAAATATAATCTTCTTCTTAGATGACTCTTGTAAAGCTGCTTCTTTCATACCACCCATATATAGACCCGAAGTATTCGGAAAACACTGATGGAGCATCTCACAGTGTTGTCTACGGTCACTTAGGACGAGCAACTGCCTCGTACCAACTGAAGCCTTCTTCACGAGATCCACGAGCATTTGATTCCTCATCCTATCTTCAACAATTTCGGTGATCATATTTGGCATTGAGACTTTTCCATTTCTCATAGAGGGGGGTGGGTTCCTGTAATTGAATGTTTCGTATGTTATAGGAAACACCTCAACCTGTTCCTGATTCTTCCTCTCAACCGCAAAGAATGTGGGACCCATGAACCAATGGAGTACCTTGGTGAGTCCATCCTTTCTCTCAGGAGTTGCTGAGAGACCATAAATGTGCTTGGGACACATCTTGAAGAGACTCTGACTAAATACCTTTGCACATATGTGATGGGCTTCATCAACTATGAGGGTTCCCACAGAATCAAAGTCACTGAATGAATACTCTTTGAGGGAGAGAGACTGAAGCATAGCAATCACAAAGTCACAATTTACCTCCTTCTTGTCTTGTTGAACGATGCCAATTGTGGCACCTGGACAAAACTGTTGGATGCGTTCTCTCCATTGATCTGCCAAAAACTGTTTATGGACGACAATCATCGTACGGTACCCCAATTTACAAGCTATAGCCAAGGATACGGTCGTTTTGCCGTAGCCGCATGGTAAAGAAAGGACCCCATGACCTGCTTTAATTCCTGCTGTGAGTGCTTCGTTTTGGTGTGTCGCATCCCTGAGTTCCCCGACAAACTTGGCGTTGGAACGAGCTGGTTCGGGTCTCTTATCTTGGGTAGGCTCTCCAAGTTTAGCAGTTCCGTAGAATCTTGGAACACACACTCCATTCTTAGCTGGTCTGAAAACTTTGAAAGGCGGTGGAGGAAATCCATAATCTCCGTTGACAATAGGTCTTACCGTAAGGTCTTTTTTAATTTCTTGAATAGGACCCGCATCCACGATATAACCAGTTCTTGTCAACATTTATTATATTAAAGAATTAAAGCTTTATATAAATATAAAATCATGCCTGTGAATGTAGCTGAAAACATTGAGCGGATAACTGCTTCTAAAGTCAAAATACAGGGAGATATTACTAGTTTGGAGGAACATATAAAGTTTGCTAAAGAAGAACTACTCCGAATGGACGGGTGTCTAATTTGTTTCAATGGGTTTCAAGAGGCTGGGATTGTAAATATTATTGATGAAAATCAACATATTGTTGATAAAAATCAACCATATCTTGATCAAGTGAATGACAATCAAGCCCAATGTAATCAAGTGAATGACAATCAAGCCCAATGTAATCAAGTGAAGGATATTCACTCCCATCATCACGAAGCGACTGATACTTTGGGAGCTCTATACTCCAAATATAGAACTATGTAATTTCCATGAAAATCCTGAATAATTACCAACGTTCCAAACACTACAAAATTGTATTTCAACTTCAACTTCATCATCCTTTATGAGAGATTGGAGAGGTCTCCCTTTGACCTCACACATCACTCTCCTATAACGGAATGGAACCTTAACTGTCAATATACGACCATCTAGGGGGTCATCTAGATGACTATTTTTTACCAAGCAAGCTTTATTGAGTTGCATACGTTTTATAATTTCAGTGCACTTTTCAGGAATGACCAAACGAATGTATTTTTTATCGTTATGGTCATACATGGGTGTATGTACTTTTGCTAGAAACTTCATATGTTTCTGTTACGGTATATGAGCATTAAAACTATAAGCACTAAAAGTGTTATAGATAAAACTTGTGTGAGAAGGAGGGGGTTCAATGGTTCCCGAGTTCCGAAGCATTTGTGACTTAGGGACCTTGAGACCTCCACGGCCGCTTCAATACTAGAATAGGGTGTATTCCTCGGAGACATCATACCACACATCGCGACATTTTGAGACTCCCCAAAGAAGGGGAGTTGTCCATGGAGACTTAGGACCCCTGACGATTGGGAGAACTGCCACCGCTCCCCATCCCAATCTGCACCCCAACCAAAACGAATCTCACGTGGTAGTGGAACATCCAACTCACCCAAAACGAGGCTTCTCAACTCTTCTGGTGGTGTAGTGAGAATGTCTTCGGTGAGGTCACATATCACACACGATACAGTCATACCATCAGATAATACAACTGGTTGGAGATTCAATTTAGTTGTCGCAGCAATCTCCAAATCATCCCCAAGTTCAACTGGTTCATTGAAGTCAAATAAAATATTTATACATCCGTATGTACTCTCACGAACTTTCTTTTCCGCGTCAGGTCCCCAGTTATCCCCCAAAAACTTTATAGCTGGACTATTGTCTAGACACAAGAAAAGCATTCCGTCACTAATTGTAGTTGTATCGGAAAACTCAGCTGTGTACCCATCTTCTAAATATTCAACTTCTTTGAGTTCCTTTTCAAACTCAAACCCTACACCTACATCTTCTAAGGCTCTCTGCATTGCGTCGCACATCACCTTACCAGAAACCTTTTGGGTATATTGTTTAGAGAGACCCACGTGATCAAAACTCTTTACAAACTCCCATGCGGACATGGTATCCCACGTGACACCATCTATAATTAGGGGGAGATGTTCCAATACTTGTTGACCACCCTCACTTAATGGACCTAGAGCATCTTTGAGGGACACACCCTTGTACTTTTCAGGTTTGGTGAGTACCCTAGCAGCGAGGGATGTTAGGGTTCCATAATCCTTTATGGACAATGAACGTAATATGAAACTGTATAAATCCTTTTGGGCAGGTTCAAATATATCATCCCAATTAATTCCCATCTCAC